GCTGGTGTCTCGCCTTCAATAATCAGCTTCATCCTAATCCTCCCATTCTACCGGTACTAATCCGCAGCGGCAGTTGTAGTCGTCGATTTCTTCCGGCAGGTTGTTTATGTCGAATATCTGGCCGTCTAGCCTTCGGTGGCTCTCTCTTACGCGGATGTCGTGGCTGGTTACCCATTTGATCTTTGTTACTCCGGCGCTCGTGAATGTGGAAAGGGTCAGGGCCTTATTAAAGCGCTGCATCTGGTCGCGGGCGAATAATCGCGCCAGGTTGTTGCCCCATGAATAGGCGAGCTTCATTAAATCGTCAAACTCCAGCCTGTCGGCTTCTCCCAGCACGTAGGCGTGGATCCGCTCGAGCATTCGTCTCTTGATGTCGTCCTGCTCCCAGCCGAGCCTCTGGATGGAATTGTCCAGGTACAGGTTCTTGAGCGCTTCCATGTTGTCATTAAAAACCTTTTGTTTGTCGATTGTGAAAGTCGTTAGAACCTGCTGCATCTTGTCTCCGGCGTCATTGAATAAACGCGCCAGGTACTCGTCCTTTTCCTTCTCGAGCATCTTCCCCAGCTTCTCCCTGGTGGCCTCGGTCTTCGCCTGGCTTACGCTGTCGCCTTCCTCCCACTTGTGCTTGAGGGTATTTTCTGCAGCGGCCATGTTCGCCTGGTTCGCTATCTTTTTGCTCTCGTTCTCGGACTCCTTCCGCATCTTCTCGAAAAAGTCCAACAGATCATTGAGCGTCTCGTCTTCGTTCTTCTTTGGCGGTCCTTTTGCATCCAATGTGGCGCGTGTCTGCTGGGCTGCTTCCTTCACGTCGCGGAGCAGGGTTCTTGCCAGCTCGTCGTAGTAGCTCTTGAGCGCCTTCGCCATTTTGTCCTGCAGTGAATAAATCGGCCGCGGGATTCCCATCCGCTTCATGCGCAGGAAACCTTCGCGGGTGCCTTTTGAGTATACGTATCCGTTCATTTTGAAAGGGTAGTTATTTTTCTTCTCGTCCGCCATGTTTCAGCCACTCGTATGTTGTGTTTAGTACCGGCGCTATCTTGCGCAGGTCGTCCTCGCTCGGCTTTGTTCCTGGGGTGCCGGTCATCCACGAGGCGAGTTTGACGTGGGCCTTCTTTGCTATCTCGTCCCAGGTGAGGTGTGCTTCCTGCTTCTTCTTCAGCAGTCTGTAAAAGGTCTTTTGATTTTCTGTCATGCTTACTCCGTTTTCCTTCCGTAGTTTATGTTCTCCGGTCCGTCCGTCCATTCGCACTTGATTCCTTTTCCGTTCAGAAATCCTACGACGTACGCTACGGCCGGGCGCTGTTCCAGGTACTCGTTCTTGGCTACCATTGCGCAGCCTTTTATCTTTATCTCGGTGTAGCCGGTGAGCCATGCGTAAATGGCCAGGGCGCTTATCGAATTGTTGACCGGCATTCCCTGGGTGTAGACTTCGTCCGGCAGCTCTCTTATGGCGCCTTCGTGCCTGCATGGGATGTCGTGGAGTTCAAAGTATTTATCTCCTCCGTCCCTGGTCTCTGTTCCCAGGTACCACAGCTCCCATCCTTCTTCCCGGACTTCCTCCGTCGGCCTGGCTCGGTTGCTTCGACCGCAGATTATGACCTTTTTATTCTTGGAATTCTCCGGCATCCTCAAATCCTCCGGACTGTTCCTGTTCTCCCATGTCGCGGCCGCCGTTCAGCTGGTCCCACATTTCCTGATCCATGCCTTCGTTCTCTCCGGCGGTCAGTTCGTCCATGATTTTCTCGTCGAGCTCTCCGTCCTTCATGAGCTTGTCTGCTGCTTTGAGCGCTGTGGTCAGCGGTGCTCCCATTGCTACAAACGAGCCGGCTGTCTGGGCGAGGCTCTGTCCTATCTGGGCCTTTTCCTGGTCTGTCATTACTACGCCGTCGTCGCGCTTGATGTGTACTTCGTCTGCGTGGCGGTACTGTTCGCTGTTCTTTCCGAATGTGTCAGCTACCAGGAGCTTTATGCAGTTTTTGAATGCAGGTTCTACCTGGTTGAATAAAAGGCGGGCGGTCTCGCTCTGCTTGAGCTTGATGTCGTCCTGGTTGTCGCTTGCGAGCCCTGTGGCCTTTTCCTGGAAAAGCACCGACTCGGCAAGTCCGCAGCTTGCGCAGAATGCCAGGCGCGATTCGTTGATTAAGTCTCTGAAGCCGGAATAGGTGCGCTCCAGGATTTTGATTTCTCCTACGCTGTTGATTGCCTTCGGGTGGAGCATACTCCATTCGCGCATCTGCGCTTCGTTCTCTTTAAAGAATGTTTTTGCAAATTCAGGGCCGTTTTCGATTATCAGTCCGTCGGCCGGGATTGCGTGGTACATGAGGCTGCTCTGTTGTGCCATAATCGGCAGGCTCATTTTCATTATCTGGTACGCTTCGTAGTCTTTTATCCAGCCTTCAAAGTCCGAGGTGCTCCAGCCCATCTGCTGTATAGCTCCCCAAAATGGCAGGCGCTTCGGGCGGACCATTGCCATGCGCTCTGTGTTTACACGTACGCCTCCGAGCGGTATAAAAAGGCTCTTTGCGTACAGATAGTCCTGGGCGGTTATGTTGTACTCCGGTACAAATACGCAGTTCCAGCGGTCCGCTGTAATCCAGTACCGTATAAAATCCTTCTCCTTCTTCATTTCGGCCAGGAGCTCGTTGATTCCCTTCTGGGTCTTGAGCGGGTTGTCTCCGTCTAATGCCGGGTAGGTTACGGCTCCTCCGAATATCAAACTCTGTGTTATGGCCTGGCTGTATGCTTCGTTAAATCCATTTTCCTGGGCTCTTGCTTCCAGCTTCTGGATGTCCTCCGGCGTGAATGCGTCGCACTCAAACTTGACGCCGTCCAGGGAAAGTACGCCGGCCTTCTTGTCGATTACGCGGGCCGGTAGTCCTGCGTTGGCGTAGTAGCTTGTGGCTTCGGTTGGTGTAATTGAAACCGGTATAAAGCTCTCCGTCTGCATTCCTGGGTCGATAATGGTTCCGATTCCACTTGTCGGATTGTAGTATCCGTCCTGGACGATTCCTGTCTCCAGGCTCATTTTGCGGCGGGCCTCTGCGTCCTTCTGCATGGTCTCAATGCGTGCGCCGTAGTCCTTTATCAAGCCTTCGCGCATTTCTGTCGCGCTCTGGGTCCCTGGTCTTGCGTCCTGGACTATCTGGGCGGCCTCGTCGCGGATCAGCGCGAGCTCGCTTGCGTCCAGGGCTATTGCCTGGTATCCGTCCTCGGTCTCGGCTCCGGCGCTTTCGTGCTTTGCGATTGTCTCAAATATGCGGCGGTGGTGCTCATTGGTCTCTGTCTTTATTAATTCTTCAAATCTTGCCATGGCTGGTTCCTTTTCCTTATAGTCAGTTTAGGCTATCTGCAAGTATCCGTGCTCCTGGACTTCCTCGCGCGAGAGCTCCTTCAAGTTCAAAAAATCCGGGTCGCTTCTGACGATTCGATATATTACGTAGCGGACGCTATCGGTGAAGTGGTCCGGGTCCTTTTCGCCTTTGCCTTTCTCCGGCTGGCCCATGTCGTTGTATGCCTGGACTTTGAGCGCCTCGCTTACTTCGGCGGTCTCCCTGCAATCAAAGACTTTAAGGCGGCCCATTTTGAATAGCTTGTTTACGTAGAAAACTGTATCAAGAATTCTCGGGTTAGAGCTTCCTATTCGGCATTCGATTCCGTTGCTTACGATTTCCTCTTTGTAGCCTTTGAGGATTTCCTTTCCGCTGCAGTCCGGGAACCACAGTATTTGGTTCTTCGGAAAGCTCTGGCGCATTAAGGCCGGCGCTCCTCCTATCTCTTTGAAGCTCCATCCTCGGACGATATAAAGGGTCTTGTCCTTCTTTACCACGGCCGTGCCTTTTGAAAAGCCGGAGTTTAAGTCCTGGCCGACCTGGATTGTCATGTCCGGGGTTATCTCGAAAGGTGCGCACTTGCATGTCGCTTCGTCGTAGTTGCCGTATACACGTCCGCTCTGCAGGTTTACAAATCGGCCCTCCAAATAGGCCAGGCGCTCCTGCTCGTCGTAGATTGCATATAAGCGCTTGA